CTCGTTTTCCGACCGATAGGACTACCCGGTGTTTTTTCTCGTGGGGCGCCCAAGGTGACGCCCGCTCACGAGGGCACGCGCGAGAGTGAACAGGCGATCAGCGAACTCGTCGTCCGCGAGCGCGCGGGCGTAGCGCGCCATCCCGGCGATCTCGTCACTGGCGGCGACCCGCTCGTAGTACCCGAAGTCGTCCTGGTACTCGAGCAGCGCGCGGACCTCGGTCTCGCACGTGTTCCTTGGGTCGACGGCCTCCTCAAGCCTGTCCATCGACTGACCGTACCACCCATGTCAATCCCGAGCGCAATGCCGGGCGGCGCAACGCCGGAGGACACCCTTGCCACGAGCACCGAAGCCCAAGACCATGCGTCAGAACACCGAGCGGAGGGACATCGGATCCGTTCCAGACGACTCCGCGGCCCCGATCGACGCGATCGCCGTCCCGAAACCGCCCGTCGGCCTCCTGCCATCGACCCTGGACAGTTGGGAACGCTACTTCCGGAGCGTCGCGAGGCACGTCACGGTCGTCTCGCTCGACTTGGACCTCCTCGAGCGGCTGTGGACCCTGTACGACGAGCGCGAACGGGCCAGGCAGGAGCTCCGGAGACCGATCCGCGAGCCATCGACGGTCGACGAGGCCGGAAAGGTGGTCCGTGGAGCCCTCATCCGGCGCGACAGCCGCATGATCGAGGGTTCCAAGGGTCAGATGCGACCAAACGGCCTGTACAACGTCATCGCGCGGCTCGATGCGGAGATCAGACAGCTCGAGGACCGCTTGCCGAAGTCCGTCAAGGCCCGACTCATTCTCGGGATGGTGGTCGGCGATGATGATCGAAGTGACAAGCCCGACGCAGCGAGCGGCGGTCCGAGCCCTGACGATCACCGGGACGACGACGGGCCGAGCGAAGACCCACGCCTCTACGCACTGGACGGGGGCCGCCGGTGAGTTCCGGCCGCCGCGGTACGCGAGTCCGCAGGCGGTCATGCCCAACGGCGACCCGTACCCGACCGCTGGGCCGTACGCCGGGCGGTGGATCCAGCGCAACCTTGTCCACGGCGAGGGCGACTACCTCGGCGAGCGCATCCGGCTCGAGCTATTCCAGTGGTTCAAGCTCTCGCGCATCTACGAGTTCGACCCGGAGACGGGCCGGCTGCTCCACGACACGGTCATCGAGGTCGTGCCGAAGGGCAACGGGAAGACCGAGGAGTGCGGCCACATCGCGAACGTCGAGGTCCAGTCGCCCATCGCCCCGCTCCGCTCGCCGAAGGTCACGCTCTCGGCCGCCTCGTGGAAGCAGGCGAACGAGCTCCTGACCGCCTCGAGCCTCGCGATCATGGGTTCGGAGGACTCGCCCGGACCGCTGGCGTCGAAGTTCCAACGCGGGCTGCATCTCCTCGACGACAAGATCATCACGCCCGAGGGCGGGCGGATCGTGCGCCTTGCGGCGGTCGGCGGCACCGCGGACGGTGGCAAGGAGACCTGTCACCTGGGCGACGAACTCCACGAGTGGCAGGGCGAGCGCGCCGAGCGGATGTGGACGGTCAAGGGCCGCTCGCTCCGCAAGCGCGTCGTCGTGCGCGGACTGTGCGCGACGTGCATCTACCGCCAGCTGTCCGCGCCGGAACTGTTCGCCCGCACCGGCCGTCCGCCGGCGCACCGCGATCGCACGGTCGACCGGGACCACGTCGCCCTGCCGATCACCGGCGGCTTGCAGGTCGGCATCACCACCGTCGGCGTCGATCCGACCGTCGTCACCGAGGACCCGGTCACGCTCCTCGGGCGCCTGTGGCGGATGGGCGTCGACATCGCGACCGGGAAGATCGTCGAGCCGCGGGTCCTGTTCCTCGCGTGGCAGGCGGAGGAGGGCCTCGACCTCGACAACGAGAACGACCGCCACCAGGCCATCCTCCAAGCGAACCCGGCGGTCGGGTCGTTCCTGTCGCTCGAGGAGAAGGAGCGGAGCATCCTCGACCCGACCGTCCCTCGCGCGGAGGGCGAGCGGTACGACCTTTCGTGGTGGTCGCAGGCCGCCGACTCGTGGATGTCCGTCCGCTCATGGATGGACCGGGCGCACAAGACGCTCCGGGTGCCGCCCCAGGGGACGAAGGTGTGGCTCGGCTTCGACGGCTCGAAGTCTCGGGACTCGACCGGACTGTACGGCTGCACCGCCGAGGGCCACGTCTTTGTGATCCGAGCATGGGAGCGGCCGCCGAACGCGCCCGATGACTGGCTCGTCCCGCACATCGAGGTCGACCAGGAGCTCCGGTCGGCATTTGCCTACTTTGATGTCCAGGTGCTACAGATGGACCCGCCGCGGTGGGAGACCGAGCTCGAGACATGGACCGCGGCGTGGCCCGGGCGGGTCCTGGCCTTCGAGACGGACGTGTATCAGAGGTTCGGCCCGGCGTGCGGGCGGTTCACGGACGGGGTCCTCGGCGAGAAGCCGACCATCACGCATGACGGTGATCCGATCCTCACCCGTCACATCGCGAACGCGCGCGTCAAGGAGACGCGCTGGGGGATCGTCATCATAAAAGAGCACAAGGACTCACCCAGGCGCATCGACTGTGCCGTCGCCGCAGTCCTCGCGTACGACGGAGCCTCGAACCCACCCAAGACGGTTGACCGAACCATGCGACTCTCAGGAGGCCCGCGATGACCGACTCGTTCTACGACCAGCCCGGCGACCGAACGATCGCCGTCATCCCGTTCGACGTGTCGGCCCCGGGCGTCACCGCGCCGGCCGCCGATCCGTCGATCGCCATCATCAAGCGCCTTTCGGCGTCGCTCTCCGCCGCGAACACCGACTACTCGAAGTTCGACGCCTACTACAACGGCGAGCACGGCATGAGGTTCGCGTCGAAGGACCACAAGGCCGCGTTCGGCAAGACGTTCAGCGCCTACGCCGAGAACTTCTGCGGCCTGGTCGTGGATGCCGTCGAGGAGCGGCTCGATGTCGAGGGCTTCCGCTTCCCGCCGACCGGCCCGGGCGAGCCCGGGTCGCGCGGAGCCGATGCCGACGAGACGGATCGGGACGCGTGGCGGATCTGGCAGGACAACCAGCTGGACGCGGAGTCACAGGTCGCCCATACCGAGGCGCTCATCAAGGGCAAGGTCTACGTCCTCGTAAGCCCGTTCGCCAGCGAGCGGATCATGGGTCGCTCGCCGCTCATCACGGTCGAGGATGCGTGCGAGGCGATCGTCGAGCACGCGCCGACCGGCCGCGAGCGGACGGTCGGGATGAAGCGGTGGCGCGATCCGGACGCGCGACGCACGTACGCGACCCTTTACTTCCCCGACCGGATCGAGAAGTGGCAGACCCGCGCTCGAGCCTGGGCCAACCAGTACGACCGCGGCATCACCGAATACGCGGACGATTGGGAGCGGCGGCTCGTGCCCGACGAGGAGTGGCCGCTCCAGCACAGTCTCGGGGTCGTCCCGCTGGTCCCGCTCGTCAACCGGCCGCGCCTGCGTGGCGAGGGGCGGTCCGAGATCGCTGACATCGTGTCGATCCAGGACGCGATCAACAAGCTCGCCACGGACGAGCTCGTCACGTCCGACGCCGCCTCGTTCCCGCGTCTGTGGGCGACCGGCACCGACATCCCCATCGACCCGCTGACCGGCAAGTCGGTCGAGAGCTTCCAGGCGGCCATCGACCGTTTCGTGTCCACCCCGGCCCCCGATGCCAAGTTCGGCCAGTTCCCGGTCGCCGATCTAGGCGGCTACATCGAGGCGATCGCGCAGAAGATCGGCAGCGTCGCGTCGATCAGCCGGACGCCGTACCACTACTTCATGCAGCACTCGGGCCAGCCACCGTCGGGCGAGTCGCTCAAGTCGAGCGAGACCGGCCTCGTCCGCAAGGCGCTCCGCAAGCAGCGGCATTTCGGCGAGGGATGGGAGGAGGTCATCCGCCTCGCGTTCAAGGCTCTCGACGACCCGCGCGGCAACCAGCTGGACAACGAGGCGGTGTGGGCCGATCCGGAGTCGCAGACCGAGTCGCAGCACATGGACGCCCTGTCCAAGAAGCGATCGGGCCTCAAGGTCCCGTTGAAGCAGCTGTGGGCCGACGCCGGCTACTCGCCGCAGCAGATCGAGCGGTTCGCCGCGATGCTCGTCGCGGAGACCGCGATGTTGAAGGACACCCTCGTCGCCCCGGTCGACCCGGCCGGCGCGGCGGTGCAGGAACAGATCCAGGAGAGGGTCGGCGCCTGACCGGCTCCGTTACATCAGGAGGTCACGACATGGACGAGGACGCGACACAGGTCGAGGAAGTCGAGGCAGCGCCCGCGAAGGGCAAGGGGCCGACAGCCGAGCGCGTCGGCAGCGCCGGATCGTCCGGAGCATCGGTCGTGTGGGAGTGCTCCGCGGGCGATTTCGTCAGCCGCGACGTCACGGGCGACCCGCCGGATGGCAAGCTCGTCGGCGAGGCGGCCGTCATCGCGCACATCGAGGCCGACCACGGCGGCAAGGCGCCGGCGAAGCCCCGGAAGTCCTGACAGCGGGCGACCAACGCGTTCCCGCGATTTGACAATCGAAGGAGGCAAGCGCAACGTGAACGGTAACGACGCATCCGCGGGCGCAACGCCCGCCGTGGGTGGCGCAACGCCACTCCAGACTTCGCCGGCAGCGCCGGCAGCCGACCCGCCGCCCACGCCGCCCGCAACGGACGGATCAGAAGCCCTGGGAGACCCCGGCAAGCGAGCACTCGACGCCATGAAGGCCGAGCGTGATGCCGCAAAGGCAGCCGCGAAAGCCGAGAAGGAGCGCGCCGATGCGCTCGAGACGGCCACCAAGAGCGAGACGGAGAAGGCGATCGCGGCGGCCAGGAAAGAGGGCAACCTCGAGGCCACCACGAAGCTGACGGCGGCGATCCGCAAGGCCGAGGTCAAGGCGGCGCTTACGGCAGCGGGGCTCTCCACAGAGTTCCTCGGTGTGGCAGTCAAGGCAGACCAGTTCGAGGCGATCGAGGTCGGCGAGAACGGCGAGGTCAGCGGCCTCGACTCCGCTCTCGAGGCGTTCAAGGCGGCGTTCCCGGCCATGTTCAAGGCACCGGGCGCAGCTGGGCAGAACGGGAGCGCGGACGGAGGCAGCCGAGGCGGGTCGAAGGTCACGAAGGAACAGGTCATCGCGTGGAGCAAGAACCCGGCCGAGTACGAACGGCATCGGGACGAGATCCAGGCATGGCAGGCGGCCCAATAGGGCCGAGACACAGACAACCGCCGCCCGAGTGCGAGTGAGGGCGGCGGGGATCCATCCCCTACTCGCAGGGAGACTACCGAATGTCGCTCGACAACTTCATCCCCGAGATCTGGTCCGCGGAGCTGCTCCGGGCCTACGAGCGGGCGCTCGTGTACGCGCAGCCAGGCGTCGTCAACCGGGACTACGAGGGCGACATCCGGGCGGCCGGTGACACGGTCCGGATCAACTCCATCGGCGACCCGACGATCGGCGACTACACCAAGAACACGAACATCAGCGCCGTCGAGACCCTCACGGACGCGCAGGCGACCCTCACCATCGACCAGCAGAAGTATTTCAACTTCCAGGTCGATGACATCGACGCCGCCCAGCAGAAGCCGAAGGTCATGGCCGCCGCGATGGAGCGGGCCGGCTTCGGCCTCCGGAGCGCGGTCGACGCGTTCGTCGCGTCGCTCTACACCGACGCCGCGGGCGCCATCGGCTCGACCGGCTCCCCGAAGACGGTCACGGAGCCCGCGACCACGTCGAACCTGACGGCCTACGAGTACCTCGTGGACCTCGGGGTCATCCTCGACGAAGCCGATGTGCCGTCGGACGGACGGTTCGCGATCGTGCCGTCGTGGTACCACGGCCTGCTCCTCAAGGACGACCGGTTCGTCGCGTCCGGCGCCGCACGCGGCGATCAGGTGCTTCGCACGGGTATGATCGGCGAGGCCGCCGGGTTCACCGTCATCAAGAGCAACAACGTCCCGAACACGACCGCGACGAAGTACCGGATCGTCGCCGGCCACCCGTCGGCCTGGTCGTTCGCGGCGCAGATCGCGTCCATCGAGGCGTACCGGCCGGAGCTCCGCTTCGCCAACGCCGTCAAGGGTCTCCTCGTCTACGGCGCGAAGGTCGTCAAGCCCGCCGGGCTGGCCGTCCTCGTCGCGAACAAGGCATAGGGGGCCTGACATGGCAAATGCCACCGCCATCACCGTCACCGCCTGCGTCGCCAATGGCAAGGTCACGCAGCCAGCCGTGAACACCCTCGACACCGGGACCATTGCGGTCACGCTCCCCCTCGCCCTCGGCGGGGTCGGAGCGGATCGGGTCATCGTCGAGGTCACGAACACCGCCGCCGCGGCGCTCAAGGTCGAGATCCTCGCCGGGGACAACCCGCCGGCCATGCGGGCGCCGCTCGGGGACCTCACCCTCACCGCTGCGCTCGCGCAGAACGGCGTCGAGGTCTTCGGTCCGTTCGACTCAAGCCGGTTCCTCCAGAACGACTCGGGCACGGACGGGCGGCTCGACTTCAAGTTCACACCGGCGTCGAGCACGATCGGCGCGACGATCCGTGCCTACCGGCTCCCGAAGTCGGCCTAGCGAGTCCTCCGGGCGGCGCTGGTTTCGTGCAGGCAACCAGCGTCGCCTACACACATCGGGAGTAGCACATGGCCGACACGACACTCGACGGCTCGATCGGCGCGGGCGACACCGACATAACGGTCGGTGACGCGTTCGTGGCCGATGCCGACTTCCTCATCCAGATCGAAAACGAGTTCCTGCTCGTCGAACGCCGAGGCACGAGCGTCAATCCCCAGGTACGCCGCGGCATGTTCGGGACCACCGCGGCCAGCCACGCGAATGCAAGCGATGTCTCGGTCGTCGTCGTCCAGGTGCAGACCGATGCGCCCGTGGACCCGCCGGCGTCGACCGACGGCCACGCCCTCGCGGACCTCGCGTCGGTGCTCGCCGAAGGTAGCGACGGCGACGGCGGGACCATCACCAACGTCGCGTCACTCGACGCCGACGCGATCACCGTCGGCGGCGATCCGGTCCTCGTGACCGTGGCGGCCTACGTCGACCCCGCGTCACAGACGTTCGCGGCCGACCTCATCACGTCGCTCATCGCGGCCGGCCTCATGGCGGCGGCCTGACCGTGGCTGCCCGTGCCTCGATGGCTGACCTCATCACGCGGCTCCGCGGGATCATCGGCGATCCGAACGACGGCGATCCCGCGACGTGTGCGTTCCAGGACGAGGAGCTCCAGGGTTTCCTCGATGATCGGCGGACTCAGGTCTTCGAGGCACGCCTGGCGCCAGTCGGTCGCGGTTACCGCGATTTCATGGCACCGCGCGGCGCATGGGAGGACAGCGTCACGCTGACCGACGGGGCCGGTACGGAGCTGGAGCCGGACGTGGCCGACCTCGTGACCGGCCACTGGACGTTCGTCGACGGCGCATCGCCCAACGTCTACGTCACGGGCTCGTACTACGACCTTTATGGCGCCGCGCAGGCGGCGTGCGAGGCGTGGGCAGCCAAGGTCGCGCTCGAGTTCGACTTCGCGACCGACCAGCAGTCATTCGACCGAACCGGGAAGCGCGAGGGACTCCTCAAGGTCGCGCGCGAGTTCGCCCGCAAGGCAGTCCCACCCGGGCGGATCCCCGCCTGGCACGCATCCGACTGGTAGGAGGAACCGATGCCATCGCAGACCCATCAGACGGTCATCAGGAAC